GATTAGTTCCACAAACAGTGCATTTATAACCTTTCTTCTGGTCTTCATTACAAACTCTGTTTCCTTGACCATATTCTTTATCTTGGAATTTTGCCGCAGGAGTATCTTTGCAAACACATTTTTTAATCATTGCTGTTGACGCCATCTTTCACCTCTTCTTTTGTTTTAGAATCATCTTGTTTTTTCTTGTTAAAAATAGCATCCCAATTATCATCAAACTTCTTTCTGTCTGAAATTGGTCTTGGTTTACTACCTTTACCGCCTTTCCAACTACTCATTTAGTTTACTAATCCTCCATTAGAGTATTTTGCTAATGCCCCAATACTACCTGAAAATGCATAAGTTCCTGTATGTGTGGTATTAGTAAATGGAGCATACCAAATATCAATACCTATTTTTCTACACATATAACAGAATTTATAATCTTCTCCCATATTTACTTTTTGAACAATTCCTCCATCTTCTACTTCAGTAATACCTACATTGAAATATGAATAAGACAATTGAATCTGTTTTGCTTCGCCCTTTAATTGATAGGAATCTACATCAGGTGAATAATAATAATCTGGATAAGACTCACGGAATTGTTTAAATACATCTCGTTCAATAATCATTAAACCTGTTCCGGTTCCCTTTACTTTCATAATATTGGCAGAACTATATTCAGCATTTGTATCTACAGGAATAATAGGAAATGAACCTGTTACAGATGGTAATAAACTTGGATCAATATCAGGATTCTTCAATATAACATCTTTTATATTGTTCCAATTAATAAGTTTCCTTGGATATGCTCCACCAATAACTTGTTTGCCTGTAGCCAACATAGCAATTACTTCAATTGCCTTAAAACCTACGTCAGCGTCAATAAACAATAAGTGTGTAAATTCAGTTTCCAAGAATTGATTAACAATATGATTACGTGCTTCTTGTACTAAACTAATATTAGATGTACTAATTAGTTTAATAGGAATTTCATACTGTAAACATAAATGTTGCAGTTCTAATAAAGCATGTAGATACTCATGATAGCATTGACCACCATACATTGGAGTACCAACTAATAGACTTTTACCACCGAGAGTTTCTTTACTTAATTCAATATCCATTATTTATTCTCAATTCGTGACGGTTTAACTGTTTGTAAAACAAAAGCAAAGTTACCATCTTTAATATCATATGCGGCAAGATTAAAATCTGCTTTATATATGTATCTAAAGTCAGACATTGAAGTTTTACCAATTTGGTTTATATATTCCTGTTGATTTAAAAATGTTAGTGTTTCTAATTGAATAGTTCTAGTATGTGATGGATCTCCCCAAGCCCAATTTGATTGCCAATGAGGAACAGTTGCATGAATTAAACCATTTGGTTTTAATATTCTATAAAACTCTGCAAATTGTGCAAAGAAAAACTTATAGTCTCCTTGTCTACCAATATGTTCTAAAACTTCATATGCATGAATCTCATCAAATGTTTCATCTTCAAAAGGCAAAGGAAGTTCTTCTAAATCCCATATAATATCTGGATTATGATCTGGATTTATATCTAACGTTGTAAGATTATTCCATTGTTTATCTTCTGTAGTTGATAATTGTTTAATTAATTTGCTTCCACACCCAATTAACAATTCTTTTTTCATAATATATTATCTGTCTAATACAGCAATAATGAATTCTTCTTTAATCATTACTCTTTGTTCACCATTAATAGTAACAGGATTACCTTTAGACCAATCTAATAATATTTCATCTCCAACTGCAACTTCAGTAACTTCTGAACCAATTGCTAATACTCTGCCTGTTTCATTATCAGCTACCGATCTAGCGCCTTCAATAATAATACCACCGGTTGATACAGTTTTTCTTGCTATTTGGGCAATCAATACTTGTTTTCTAATTGGTGTAACTTCACTCATTTCACTTTCCTTTTATTAATTAAAATTATTTAGTACACTCTTTCTTCCATAATACGAATGACCCTTCACGACATTGTATTAATCCAGATTTTGCTGCTATTTCCATCTTAACAGTGTCTTCGTGGTTTACTGTATAAACTGATACAGCAATCAAACCGCATAATGCGATAATTGATGTTATAAATTGCATAAATCACCTATTAATATAAATGGAGCGGGATAACGGAATCGAACCGATGACTCTAGTTTGGAAAACTAGGGTAATACCATTTTACGAATCCCGCATAAATTGGTCGTCTATTATAATCCGGACGATACGGATACTTGGTTGTACCACTGGTACATCAATTGGTCGGAATACAAGGATTCAAACCTTGGACCTGTGCGCCCCAAACGCACCGCTCTATCAAGCTGAGCTACATTCCGATATAAAATTGGAGCTCCCTACCGGAATCGAACCGATTTATGATGATTACAAGTCAACTGCATCGCCACTTATGCTTAGGGAGCATTTTAATAAAACACACTATAGAATAGTTTTAGTCGCCTCTATTCTTAACGAGTAAGCGAATTTATATAAACTCGATTAATGTGTTTTATTAAAGTGCCGTCTTTGACCACGTTAGAAGTCATCACATCTTTCGGCATTGATGTTTTGTTTGGCTCCCGAAGAAGGATTCGAACCTCCGACCAAATGATTAACAGTCACCTATTCTACCGCTGAACTATTCGGGATTAAACTTATTATGATCTTCTATGAATATAGATATCACAACGAACAGCATCTGCTAAACTTACATTTATACAACTTCTATTTCTATATTTAGGATATGCCGGATTGTTCTTTCCAAGTCTACCCTTAACACATACTCTATAAGATTCTTTATTAATCTTATTAAATGTTTTAACTACTGCTCTAATAGTTGCTAATTGTTCCATTTCAACAGTAGATTTAGGATCTATTGTCATAACATAATTTTCTGTTCTCATAATATAATTCCTCATTTATTTAATTTATGAGTCTATTATATACAGTTTTCAGAAAAAGTAAACATTTATTTTCACTTTTTATATCTTTTATTCGCTTTCTGGCAAGTCCTTTTGACCAGTCTTCACCGACTTTTTTCTTTCTTTTTTCACCTTTTCCACAGGCGCAATAGAAACTAATCCATTATCAAATGCAAATTTATGACTTAAATTTTTGTATAATGGAGTCAAATCTTGTTCTTTAATAGCAAGAATTAACTTTGCTTCTGTAGGATGTAATCCTTCTAATAATTGGACAAAGATAGATTCTCTACGTAATGCTGTTAAATCAGTACGACAAAAGATATATAACTTCTTTACTTCCATCATTAAATTGCCTGGAGTCATACCAATTGGAGCCACATCTTCTTTATATGGAGGAACTCCTTCAGGTAATACCATCCGTTTTGCTGGGTCATACGCATATTCAAACAATAATCTTAACGCCCCATTTTCTCTATATTTCATTAATGCTGAAGCATCAGTATTAATTTCATCTAATATTTCTGTTAAATATTTACTCACTAAAATTCCTCAATTTTGTCTAATAGTAATTTGCATCTATTTTGGATAAGATAATTCATTATTCGCATTCGATCCATTTTGGGTTTACAGTTTATATATTCATCGATAATAGTTTCTCTTATATCAACAGGAATCTTTTCAAATGATATCAATTGTTCATTTCTATCCCAGTTTCTTATCTCAGTATCATTTTTGCATGCCGCTTTTCCTAATTCGATAAATTCTGCAAGACGTTTTGCTGAAACTGGGGTTTGTCTTACACCTTCTGTGACTATGGCAGAATCATCACTTAGTATATTTGGTATACCGTCATCAGAAGCCTTTACAATATGGGTGATATACTTTTCATAAAGATCTCGCTTTGACATCTTTAACTGCTTTTTAATTATAGGAGAAAACTGATAAATGTTATCCCATTTCTGTAATTGTAAAAAGTCATGATCAGAACTAATAATCATTATTTTCTGTGGTTCCTCAAATAAACCTGTAGATGCTAGTTCATTTGTTTGAGACCATTCAGATAGTATTGCAATTATATCATCTGCTTCTGCTCTATCAATATGCATAACTTTGTATGGAAAATATTCTTTAATATCCTCACGGATACTAGTCATACAATCAAATATTAGTTTCCAGTTCAAGTCAGACTTTTCACGACTTTTCTTTCTATCTCCTTTATAGTAAGGAAATACTTCTTTACGCCAATAGTTTCTACCATCTGCTGCTATTACAACTTGGCCATATTCTTTACTATACTTATTTTTATAAGATAATATAGTATTCAATATAGCATGTCTTACAATATTCTTAACTTGGGTTTCATCACCACTAACCAATAATGGTTTGAATTCACTGTTTGTTATAACAGACATTGCTATCTGCGAATAATCTAATATAATCATCAGAATGCTCCCAATAATATTGTGTCTTCATTCAACCTGCCATTTGGTGTTACTGTTTTTGCATTAACTGTTTTTACACCAGCACTTAAAGTTTTCTTTGCTATTGCAGTATTATTAAAGAATTCCTCCGGTTTCCTAAGCATAATTTGTATAGATTCAGTTATATCAAAACCAAGAATTGCTGTACCTTTAATAGTCAATTTAGTATCTTTAACTGCTTTGTATACCGCAAGTTTTCTGTACTTAGTATTATAAGTCCATATTTCATTACTATCAACTAAGGATGTAGGTGAAATAGATTTTAGTTTAAGATCACCAAACTCTTTAAGATACTTAACCTTTGCAATAATTTTATTTAGAGGTATAGGTTTCTTAACTCTAGGTTTAGATACCTTTGCTGAAACTATACGTTGATTGCATCCATTAACTATAGAAGAAACAAATGTAATAAACTTCTTTAATTGAGCTTTTGTGAAATTACTATATCCTTCTTGAAGATCTAAATCAGTCTCTACTTCTTCAAGTTCTTTTAATAGTTCATTATAATATGAACCTATATCTTTAGCTACAGGACCGGTGATTTCACGAGCTTTTAAATAACTTGTAATATCAAAATCAGATTTTTTATTTTTGACAAAATCATCGATAGCACCTTCAATATCTTCAGAATACTGAATTGCTAATTCATGGGTTTTATCTACTTTAATCTTAGGTTCTACTTTAGTAGTAACTAAAATGTCTGGTTCTTTAACTAAACTGTAAATCTCAATCAACCTTTTAATTGTATCTTCAATATAATTTGAATGTACATCTTCGAGATATTCTTCTCTAAGTTTTAGACGACATAAAACACCGAGAGATCTTATTTCCGAATCAGAAGCTTTATTAATAGTAGGGACTAATTTCTTTCTTTCAGTTGAGATAAGATATTCATGAATATATGTTCTAGCTTGCTTAAAGTCTATATTAAGATTATACCAATTAGTTACATGAACCAGTGACATTTTATAATTGAAAGGATCTGTAGAAGGCTCATCTCCACCTTTAAATTTAGCTTCAATACTACGAACCTTGTCCCGTCTTTTTTCAGCTTTTGCTTTTTTACTCTCAACAAAAGAGTCTGA